TTTTTTTATCTAGTGTCACCACTTCCACCAATTGTACCTGCATCTTTCCTAGCCATGAGTTTCTTTTCATTCTGTCCTACAATCATACCCAAGGTAAGGTTAAGATCAGTAGCTAATGCTGCACAGTACCAGAGTACATCACCTATCTCACTGGCTATGTCCTCTCTCCATGTATCAGGTCTGTTTTCTGGGCCATCACGTATAAGTTTCTTAACTTTGTTGGCTACCTCTCCTGCCTCACCAGCTAACCCTAACGCAGGATATAGTATCTTGTGTTGTTCAGGATAGATTGCAGTACGTGATGCACTCCTTTGATATGCGTTAAAGTCAGACATGCTGTACTTCTCCTTTAGGAACTGCTCTGCCTCTGCCTGTAGTTCGTTCATACTCCTTCACCCTTTTAAGTTGTTCAAAGTAGGCTTTGTTAAACCCACGTTCCCATTCACGATGTTGCATCGTATCCTTATCGAATGGGCTTGTTAGGCTACTACCATTTTTAAAAACGGAATAACCCATTTGGTACTGCACTCTTAGCGGTGCATCATGTTTACCTAAGCCACGAGAGGCTCTGCTTTTATTATTGTTCTTCATAAGTATTCTCCTTATGCTATTTTAAGTTTATGTTCTGCGTGTTCTTGTAAAAAAGATAAAGGTAGTATTGTCATTAGATCACCTCTGGTAGGACGTGTGTGTAATCCAAATTCCCCTCTGTAATAATCCTTACACTTCTCATTTATTTTGTCAATAACTCTTTCTGGTTTAACTAAGAAAAAGTATTCATCAGTTTTAATTGCAATGTATCTGTCAATACCATTAGGTACACCCCAACCTTTTGCTGACTCATTATTAGGTGGACGCTTAACTGTTTTTAGTTCCCACCAAATAGTATTATCGACAGGACCATTACGATACTTACGTTTAGCTGCTTTGACATCTACTCTACCAAACTCTTTGTCTAGTACATCCCAATGTTCGTTAACGTTTTCATTCCAGTTAGCTTCACGTACAACGTGACTACCTCGTAGTGCAATAAACTCTTGCTCTGCTTCTGTTCCTTCTCTATAAGAATTTGTTTTTTGCATAAGAATACTCCGATTCTGTTTAGGTTTCTAGTGATTTCTTTATCTTGTCAATCAAAACGTCATTCGTAACATTAAGACTAGCAAGCTGATACTTCAGTTGGGTAACTAACTTATTACAATACGATAACTCACCAAGGAGTTTATTTTGTTCCTCAGTAAAGTTATCTGTATTGTATTCTGTTTCACCTATGGTGACGGTAGCCATGTTTATATCTCCTTATACTAAGTCTACTATTTCGCATACGTCACCAGAGCAAGCCATAGTTTGCATTGCTACGGTGTTATCGTCTTTCTCGTACTCAGACAGCCCAGCCCAATCAATACGTTTAGGCATAGACTTTAGTAACACATTGTAGGCATCTTTGTCTATCTCTTGGTATGGTGCCTGTTGATAGGTATGTTCAGAGTGTGGTAAAAATGATACACCTGACATCTCATCAAAGTATTTGTATACAAAGGCACCTACTTCCATCCACTCTTCCTCACGAACAGAGATAGTAACGCTAGGTTTATGCTCACAAAAATGTCGTTGATATTTAAGCCACATCTCTAGTTGCTCAATGGCAGTCATATCATTACGTGTAACTGATTTTGGTGGTGACTTAATAGGAAAACTAAACACTGTAGTAGTGTCACCTTTCATAACGCATGGCTCACTAGGTATACCCTGATCCATCATAAACTTTGTTAACGGATCTTTATTATCACCACGCACAGTGCGGATATAATAGGGGCTATGGCGAGCATGTATGCCAGAGGCACTATCCACCAGTTGCGAAACTGTTCCCGATGGTTTAATGCACGTAATTGCAGCAGCAACAGGTATACCAAGACGATCAGCCCATTCAGCATTAGTAGATACAGCGATCCCACGAAGATGTTCAAGAGTACTTTCCAATTCTTTGTTGCGTAATGTCATCAAAGGGTTGTCCATTATCCCTGTGAGTGACACACCAAGCAGTCGTTCTTCTTCTGTATTTGTAGACCACACCTTTCGCAGATATGGGAATTTTGTGTACGTTGATTGGATAGTTCCCAGAATTGTTGCCAAACGGATTTTTCGTTCAAGATCTTCCATAGTGTCTGTAGCACGTACAACAACTTCCGTAAGATTACAGAACTGATATGGACGAAGGATAATTTCGCTGCATGGATTAGTTCCAAACTCGTGATCTGGATCTCTACGCCCAAACTTTTTAGCTTGGTTTTTAGCTGCTTGACGATTGTATACACCACGTTCTCCTGATTTACTTTCAACTAATGCTTGCCACTCACGCATGTATGTTTCCATGTCGGGCTTCTCTGTATAACTAACACTGTTATTTGCTAATGCACGATGTGCAGCAGTCTCCCACCATTGACCTGACTTAGCGTGGCGCATACGGTCATCAGATAAATTAGATAAACTAATCATGGCTGATCGACGCACACCACCCACTACAACAATCTGACCAATGAAACACATAAGATCGTGACACTCAATGCTAGATAGCTTACGTCCTTGTGCATTCTTGAATGTAGTGATAGCAAAATTAAATAGTTCTACTAATGGTGCAGGGCCACTAGCTCTACCACCAAATATTTTTAGTCTTGCCCCAGCAGGACGTACCTTAGAGACATCCCACTTAGGGATCTCACCAGCCCATAGGAGTGCCAACACTTGACGGAACGCTTTAGCCCAACCTTCCTTACTATCCTTGACAACGACTGTTGTATCACTGTCGAACAACTTAGGAACTTCAGGGAGCTTAGATACGAACTGACGTTCGACACTAAAGCCGACACCAGTACCACACAAGAGAATGAACATAGCCTCATCGAAGGACTTAGGATCATCTACGGGTAAGTAACTACAGTTATAACCTGCAGTGTTGTCACGCTCTAATGCCTTACCTGCAGTCATCATAGCCCTCATACTAGGCGTAACCTCTTGACCTAAGATAGCGTCACGAATTTCGTTAGCAATCTTGTTATCGACTAAATTGATAACAACATTATCTATGTAACGTCCTACTGTCTCGCTCCAATTTTCTCTTCGTCCTTCATTTTCAAGCCATCGTGCATACCGTGAAGTATGAATGAAGGATTGATAGTCTGTTGGTAAATAATTATCCATGTGCATCACTCCGTTATTAATTTTATTGATTTAATTTCCATACCATCTACATCGTAGATAAATTCCTGTAGTGCATCCTTCACTTCTTCTTCGACAAAGCCATCCACAGGAATAGGATATTCGTCTTCGTCTATTTTTAATGTAAGAAATACTTTAACTATCACCGTTCTCTTCCTCAATCAACTGATTCAGATACCACTGTGCTTTCTGTAAATCTTCTATGCCATTCTTATATCTGTATCGCCATAGGTATTTCATAATGTTACCTTGTAAGTAATACTGAAACCCTTCTTCACCAGTTGCTGCACGAATAGCATCAATACATTCTACCCCTGCAAAGTTGTAATGCTCTGGTGAGTTTACCATATCTTTATTTGACATACGTATCTCCTTTAATTAAACTTTACTTTAACTACATTATCTTCAACACTTTCCACTGTAGCCTTTGGTGTGTTATCTTCTTCTTCTAACACATCATTAGCATACTTGGCAAGGGTTTCTCGTATGTCATTACTATCTTCCATAGCTGGGATAGATGCACAAACCATGTGACACATCCGCATTAGATTAACGTAGTCATCATCTGTTGTGGTGTTCTCTCCTGTAGTAACAGTGCCCACCATTAACTCTCCTGTCCAGCTACCCTTCTTGTCTAGGAATGGTGTGATACGTATGATAAAATCATTTGGATCAAAGTCCATAAATACTTTTTCTTCTGCCATATTATTTCCTCTTCACTTTTTTGTATGGAAAATGTATTAGATCAGGGTGCATGTCCTTACCTTTTTCATTTAGCCAATCTTCTGGAATGATCCTATCGTAAAACAAGATCTTATTTTTTTCACACCACTGACCGTAGGTTGTCTTAGCACCTTTACTCAGCTTACGTCTACTACTTTCAAACACAAACCTAATGTCTAGCTTTGGATGCTGTTTCTTAATAGCGGCATGTTTACGTCTATCATCTGATGTAAACCTACCTTTAGTTTCTATTATGATCCCATTAGGTAACACAAAGTCTGGGGTATAGGTGCGGTACATAAGATCTTCCCATTCAATCTTTATGGCTTCATACTTGACACGAACATTACGCTCCACCAAGTAGTCTTTTACTTTGATCTCTAGCCCACTCCTATACCCATGCTTTAGAGCAGCGGCAAACTGCTTGCCATACATTAGATGCGCCACAACCCATTCCAAGGACTAGGCAAACTACTTACAGTAGACACACCTAGTGAGCGTAGCTCTTGTCGCACCGCATCTTCCGCAGCCTTACGTGCTTCCATAGCTGAACGTAGTCCTGCATATCTAGCTTCGTGTAGCTGTTTCTTACGCTCTGCAATGTCCTTTTCCATAGCAGCAATCTGTTCCTGCATTTCTTTTATTTCTTCATCACCTAACATTTAATACTCCTTTATTTCTATGTATGGTACAATGGGTTTTACCTTAGCCTGAGACACTTTAGATGGTAGCTCTTGTAGGGTAGGATAACACTCAAACCTGTAATCACAGAACTTACAATTGCTATTCAATACTTTGTTGCCTGATGCCTTACCTCTGAATGTTTCAG